CAAATGCAACCATTACAGGTGGCCCTACTACTGCAACTGTTACTGGTGTAACAGGCGTGGGATGTAATCTTGCCGGGTTTACTACTCAGTTATCAGTTACTTATACCTTGGCTGCAGCAGAAAGTGGTCAATTTACCTTGTCTTTAGACGGTGTTAGTTTTGCAGTGAATTCTCAAGCTAGTACTCCTTTTTGTTTTGCTTTCAAGCCAGATGGTACGAAGTTTTATGTGGGGGATAGCACTAACAATAGAATTTATCAGTACTCCTTGAGCACCGCTTGGGATATGTCTTCTGCAAGTTATGATTCTATTAGCCTTTCTCTGTCCTCTGCTGGGGTGTATGAACCCAAGGGTATTGATTTTAGTGATGACGGTAGTAGCTTTTTAGTTTTTACCAACTTCGATGATGAGGTGCATCAGTTTGATATGTCTACTTCTTGGAATGTATCCACAGCGTCATTGTCAACCTCCCTCGATGTTTCATCACAGGCTACAGATATCGGCGCTCTAAGATGGAACAATGATGGAACTAAGTTTTATTTAATAAATAATAGTGGAACTTTGTATCAGTATGGTCAGTAAACAAAGGATATGACAAATGTACCTAAAACTAACAAACGGCATTCCAGCCAAGTACACGCTGGGACAACTGCGCCGTGATAACCCGCAGACCAGCTTCCCCAAGCTGATCCCTGACGATCTTCTGGCAAGCTATGACGTGTCTCCCTACACTCGGCCTGTGGCCCCCGAATACGACAGCCTCTCTCATCGCCTGACGGATGGTGCCTTTCAGCAAGTCGATGGTGCATGGTCCTTGCCCTATGTGGTCGAGCAACTGCCGCAGGATCAAGCAGAGCGCAACATCCGTTCCCGCCGCGATACCCTGCTTTCAGAAACCGACTGGATTGTCATTATGCACACCGAAAAGGGCACTAACATCCCCGCTGAATGGGAAGTGTATCGCCAAGCCCTTCGTGATATAACTGCACAAGATGGCTTCCCGTATGAAATTACATGGCCCGTTAAACCAATCTAACTTTGAGGAACAGAAATGACTAATGAACTAACCCCCGAAGAGATCACACAGCACTACAATGCTTGCCTTGATAGCGTTTGGCTGATTAACCGAGCGATTGCTAACCCGGCACAATATACAAGCGACCCGACCGTGATAGAAAGAAATGTTAAGCACCTTGAGACAATGCGTCGGCAGACCTATTGGACAACACAAGACATGACTCCGATTGACGATGCCATTGCAGCAGGTAATGCAGCATTAGACATATAGTATTTTTAGCTGAGTCATTCACTTCCAAATACTTTCTTTATAAATAGAGTAAACAAGCCTTTATTGAGGGGAAGTCATGGCTCAGCCTACTACAAGAAAAGAGTTTACAGAATGGTGTCTCAGAAAACTAGGTAAACCAGTCATTGAAATCAATGTTGACGTTGATCAGGTTGATGATCGTATTGATGAAGCACTTGCTTACTACTACGACTATCATTTTGACGGTACCGAGAAAATCTTTCTGAAGCATCAGATTACAGACACAGATAAGCAAAATGGTTACATCACAATACCAGAAAACATTATTGGTGTTGTGAACATTTTCAATCTATCATCTTCCGCTGCATTTTCTAATAACATGTTCAGCGCACAGTACCAGTTTATTCTAAATCATGTTCATGAGTTGTCGGATTATAATCTGATTCACTTCTACATGTCAATGCAGCATCTTCAGTTTATGGAAGAGATTCTAACAGGTATGCAGCCTATTAGATACAATCGCCATGTGAACAAACTACACATTGACACAGAATGGGGCAATCTAAACACAGGTGACTACATTGTAGCAGAGTGTTATTCTATTGTAGACCCCACGACTTACACAGACGTTTGGAAAGATCGTTGGCTTCAGAACTATGCGACAGCTAAGATCAAGTATCAGTGGGGAACAAACCTAACGAAGTTCAATGGTATGCAGTTGCCTGGTGGTGTCACATTCAACGGAGAGCAGATTTTGCAAGACGCAAGGGAAGAGATTAGACAGTTAGAAGAAGACATGATTTCTAGCTTCAGCCTCCCCGTCCACGACATGATCGGCTGAGGTGAACCATGGCGGTAAATTTCTATTTCAACAACTTCACCAACTCTTCAGAACAAGAACTCATAGAGGATCTGATCATAGAATCTATCCGCATTTATGGTATAGATACATGGTACATCAAACGCACGATTGGTGCAAGGGATGAGTTGCTAAACGAAGACGATCTACCAGTTTATAGTTCTGCTAACATGGTAGAAATGTACATCAAAGAGATTGACGGATTTGGTGGAGAGGGTGACTTCTTATCTAAGTTCGGTCTACAGATTCGCGACTCAGTTACACTCACGATTGCTATGAGAACTTTCAACAAAGAAGTCGGTGAGTATAATGAAGATGTGAGACCATTTGAAGGCGATCTAATCTATCTACCACTGAACAATAAGCTGTTCAAGATTATGCACGTTGAACACGAGGCAATCTTTTATCAGATGGGAAGTCTTCAAACTTATGATCTTAGATGTGAATTGTTTGAGTACAGCAACGAAAGATTCCAGACTGGTGTTGATGAGATTGATGAAATTCTTGCTGGCTATGTTACGACAAGTAGCATTGAAGCAGCCGATCTTGAAGACGTTGATCTATTCGCGGACAACTTCACGATACAACAAGAGGCTGATGGGATCGTTGATTGGTCTGAAGCTAATCCGTTTGGAGAGTTATAATGTACGGTACACAGTTTTACAATCAAACAACACGAAGACTAGTGGCCACTTTTGGCACACTTTTCAATAACATTATTATAACAAGAGACGATAACTCTGGAACAGAGATTCAGAGAATGAAGGTGCCTATTCACTATGCGCCTTATCAAAAGATTCTGGCAAGACTTGACGGCGACCCCAATCTTTCTGCACCTGCTATGACGCTGCCTAGAATGTCATTTGAGATTACAGACATTTCATACAATCCAGAAAGAAAGTTGCCATCACTTCACAGAATCTCCAAATCTACACCTGGCAATAATGACGCCCTGACATATAGATACAATCCTTCGCCTTATGATCTAAACTTTCAGTTGAACATTATGGCGAAGTATCATGAAGACGGTCTAAAGATTATAGAACAAATTATACCGTATTTCAAGCCTGACGTAACGGTATCAGCAAAGTTAGTTGATGACATTGATACATACTTTGACATACCTATTGTTCTGAATGACGTGTCAATGGAAGACACATACGAAAATGACTTTCAGACTAGAAGAGTAATTATTTGGACACTCAACTTTACACTGAAGGGTTACTATTTTGGTCCAAGTTCAACCAAGAAGATTATCAAGTTTGTTGATGTAAACTTCTATGACAGAATAGAAAATGATGCTGACATAGTTGAGTCTATAAACGTTCAACCTGGTCTGACTGCTAATGGTGAACCGACGACAGACATAAATGAGACTATACCATACCTAGACATTGATGTTGATGATGACTGGGCTTACATTGTAAGGATTGTTGATGAGTGATAAAAAGATTGAAGATTCGCTAGGCATCGCGCCTGCGCCTATAGAAGGTGAAATAGTATCAGAAACTCCTGCTAAAAGATCGGTGATAGACGAAAACAGCGATAATGATTATCAATACGCAAGAGAAAACTTCTATTCAGTTATTGAACATGGATCAAAGGCTCTTGAAGAAATGATGGACCTGGCACGCGCGAGTGAACATCCACGCGCGTATGAAGTCGTTTCTACTCTTATGAAAACACTTGTTGACGCTAACAAAGATTTGGTTGCTATGAATAAAGACAGAAAGTCTGAACAAGCGCCAGAAGAAAAGCAACAGGTCACTAATAACAATCTTTTCGTTGGTAGTACAAGCGAACTCCAAAAAATGCTAAAAGAAATGAGATCACAAGATGATGGACCAGACGACGAATAAGATAAAGGGGTACCTCGGTAATACCAACATCAAGGGTAAAGGAGCAGAGATACAATACACTCCTGAAATGGTCAAGGAGTTTATAAAGTGTTCAAATGACCCCATTTACTTTGCTGAGAAGTACATCAAGATCGTACATGTTGATCATGGTCTTATCCCTATTAGAATGTACGACTATCAAAAAGAGATTGCCGAGAAGATTACTGACAATCGTAGAGTTGCGGTAAACACTTCACGTCAGGCTGGTAAGACGACAACGGCTGTGGCCATCATTCTTCACTATGTTCTGTTCAATGATCACAAGACGGTGGCATTACTAGCAAACAAGGGGGATGCCGCAAGAGAGATTCTAGACAGAATCAAAATCGCATACGAAGCATTACCCAAGTGGATTCAACAAGGTGTGGTTGAATGGAATAAAGGTTCTGTTGAATTTGAAAACGGTTGTAAGATTATTGCTGGCGCAACTTCTTCAAGTGCGATTCGTGGTAAATCAATTTCATTTCTATACATTGATGAAACGGCATTCGTTGAAAACTGGGACGAGTTTTTTGCTTCTGTTTTCCCAACCATTTCATCTGGTAAGACTACAAAGATTCTATTCACATCTACACCAAATGGCTTGAATCATTTCTATAAGACTTGTGAAGGTGCTAAAGAAGAGAAGAACGGTTATAAATACATTGAAGTCCCTTGGTGGAAAGTGCCAGGGCGAGATGAAGAGTGGAAGCGCGAGACACTTGAGGGTATGGACTTTGACATGGAGAAGTTCACCCAAGAGTTTGAATGTGCGTTCTTAGGTAGTTCTGGTACACTTATTGATGGTTCTAAGCTAAAACAACTTGTTATCAGAGAGCCTATCTTTGAAAGAGATAAGATAAAACAATACGAAAAGCCAGAAAAAGATCACATCTACGTCTGTATTGTTGACGTTTCTCGCGGGAAAGGTCTAGACTATTCGGCATTTCAAATCATTGACATAACAAAAATGCCTTATCGTCAAGTGTGTACATTTAGAGACAACATGGTAACACCTATTGACTATGCGCAAATAATACACATGTGTCACAAGCTATACAATGATGCTTACATTCTTGTTGAAGTGAATGACATTGGTGAACAAGTCTCTGAGACACTTCATTATGAGTTTGAAGTTGAAGCATTACTTTACACAGAATCTGCTGGCCGCGCTGGAAAAAAGATTTCGTCTGGCTTTGGACGAAACTCTGATAAAGGTATCAGAACAACAAAATCTGTCAAGGCTGTTGGTTGTAACATGCTAAAAATGTTGATTGAACAAGATCAGATGATTGTAAACGACTTTCAAACGATTCAAGAACTTTCAACATTCTCCAGAAAAGGTATTTCATACGAAGCTGAATCTGGCTGTAATGATGATTTGGTTATGTGTCTTGTTTTATTTGGGTGGCTAACAGATCAGGGCTTCTTCAAAGAACTCACTGACATAAATACCCTAAGCAGATTGAAACAAAGATCAGAAGAAGAAATTTATGAAGAAATGTTGCCTGTCGGATTCAATGATTATGATCTAGATGAAGATACAACTTTTGAGATAAACAATGCTAGAGATAATTGGATGTTCTAATGAGATGCTTATTTTTATAAATAAGTTAGAGTTGAAAATCCAACCTAACCATAAGGAGAAGTAAAAAATGCCTTTTTCAATTAGCCCAGGCGTCAACGTTAGTGAGATTGATCTAACTACAGTGGTTCCAGGTGTCGCAACTACAGAAGGTGCGATTGCTGGTGTATTTAGATGGGGTCCTACTAATGAGCGCGTCTTAGTAAGCAATGAAGTAGAGCTTGCTAACACATTCGGTAAACCAACAACTGACAACTATGAAACATTCTTCACAGCCGCAAACTTTCTAGGCTACAGTGATGCGCTATACGTTACACGAGTAACAGCCAATGCTGCTGTTGCTGATGCAAATGGTGCGTTTGAAGCTGCTTACGAAGGTGAACTAGGTAACTCACTTGCTGTTGCTTATGTAACATCCGCTTCTGAGTTCAACGGCGCAGCTTCTACATACGCTATTGACATTGATGCGTCAAGTGCATCTGGTACAGTCAGTGGTTCTGACGACGATCTAAACGAGATTGAAGTCGGTGACGTTCTAGTTGTAAACAACCAAGAACTAAGAATCACCTCTATCGGTTCTATCGCAAACAATGCTGGCACATACACTGCAACAGTAACATTCAACACAAAGTACATTGCTGTTGAAGATGCTGCAAACACATCATTTGATGTGAAGTGGGGCTGGTCTAGCTTCTTTGAATCAGCGCCAGGTACAAACGAACTACACATCGTTGTTTATGATGAAGGTGGCGAGTTCACTGGTGAAGCTGGTACGATTCTTGAGACTTACTCAAACCTATCCACAGTAGCTGGTACAAAGTTCTTTGACGGTACTACAGCATACGTAAACGATGCTCTCACACAGAGATCAGCTTACATCCGCAGAACAGCAGGCACTCTAGCTACAAAAGGCTATGAGAGCTTTGTTGGTGGTGACGACGGCGCAACAGAATCAACAATCCCTGTTGGTACTCTTGCTGCTGGTTACGATCTTTACCAGACTGCTGACGAAGTTGACGTTTCTCTAATCCTTCAGGGTTACCCAAGAGAAGATGCGTTTGCTAACTACCTGATTGACAACATTGCAGAAAAGCGCCGCGATTGCGTTGTGTTCATCACACCAAACGTAACACCAGGAAGCTACACAGCACAGCAACTTGTGACCGCTGTTGCTGGTATTTCAGCGTCTTCTTACGCAGTTGTTGACTCTGGCTTCAAGTACCAGTACGACAAGTACAATGACGTTTATCGTTGGGTACCACTAAACGGTGACGTTGCTGGTCTTTGCGCAAGAACAGACGACGACCGTGACCCTTGGTACTCCCCTGCTGGCTACAACAGAGGCTTCATCAAGAACGTTGTGAAACTTTCTCTAAACCCAACAAAGGCTGAGAGAGACTTGATCTACAAGAATAGTATCAACCCAGTTATTTCACAAGCTGGCCAAGGTACACTTCTATTTGGTGACAAGACATTCTTGAATCAGCCAAGTGCGTTTGATCGTATCAACGTCCGTCGCTTGTTCATTGTTCTTGAGAAGGCTATCGCTATCTCAGCACGCCGTTCACTCTTTGAGTTCAATGACGACTTCACAAGAGCGCAGTTCCGTAACCTAGTAGAACCTTTCCTAAGAGACGTTCAAGGTCGCCGTGGTATCACAGACTTCCGCGTTGTATGTGATGGTACTAATAACACTGCTGAAGTCATTGACAGAAATGAGTTCATTGGTGACATTTACATCAAACCAGCACGTTCTATCAACTTCATCCAGTTGAATTTCATTGCTGTTCGTACAGGTGTTGAGTTCTCTGAAATTGTTGGTCAAGCAACATAATAAATAGAATAAAGAGGAGATAAAGAAATGACTTTCAACATCAACGAATTCAAATCAGAAGGTCTACAGTTTGGTGGGGCGAAAGCCTCACTATTCAAGGTTGATCTTGTATGGCCTACAGGTGTAGGCGATGTAGGTGGTGCGGGCAACAAGGGTCAGTTTTTGATTCAGGCTTCCACACTTCCACCTTCTGAAATGGGAACTATTGAAGTTCCTTATTTCGGCAGAAAGATCAAACTTGCTGGAGACAGAACGTTCGGTGAATGGTCTGTAACAGTTATGAACGATGAGGACTTCCTTATTCGTGATAACGTAGAAAACTGGATGGCTAGAATCAATTCTCACGAGGCTAACTTGAGAGAAACAGGTCAAAGCCCGTCCACATACAAGTCACAGGCGAACATCACTCAGTACGGTAAAGACGGTAGAGCGCTAAAGGTCTACACGTTTATCGGATTGTATCCTTCTAACGTTGCTGAAATTGCGATGGATTGGGATACTACTGATGACATTGAACGTTTTGACGTTACATGGCAGTATGACTACTGGACTGTATCAGGCCAGAATGGTGCTGCTAACAACATGGGCTAATCAGCCCATACTAAAATGACTAAATAGATTGAAGGGGGGTTTCTCCCCTTCAATTCAAATAAAGGATGATAACTTGGAACTATTTGGTTTTAGCATCAAAAGAAAAAAAGAAGAAAATAAAGAGATTCGTTCTTTCGCTGAACCCGAAAACGAAGACGGTTCTCTTTCCGTTGCTGCTGCTGGTGGTGCGGTAAGTAGCATTATAGATTTGGAAGGAACAGCCAAATCTGAAGCTGAACTCATTCAAAGATACAGAAGTATGATTCAGCATCCTGAAGTTCAAATGGCCGTAGATGACATTGTAAGCGAAGCGGTAAACATCACTGAAAACGAAGTTCCAGTAAAATGTGTTACTGATGATCTAGAGCTATCTGATTCAGTAAAGAAAAAGATTCAAGAAGAGTTTGATAACGTACTAAAACTATTAGACTTTTCAAATCAAGGTTATGAAACATTTCACAGATGGTATGTTGATGGAAGACTAAACTACCACGTGATGATTGATGAAAGCAAGCCTAAAAAAGGCATTCAAGAACTTAGATACATTGACCCTAGAAAACTTCGTAAAGTAAGAGAATACGAAAAAGAACGTATTGCTAATAACAAAGGTAATACAGGGTTCACAAAAAGAATCAAAAATGAGTACTTTATTTACAGTGATAAAGGGTTCAACTCTTATAAAAAGAGCGCATCTAACATCATGGACACTTATGGGGACAATGACTCCACTACTCTAAGAATTGCAAAAGATTCTATTGTACATTGCAACTCTGGTGTTCTAAATGAAAACAACACTCTAGTTCTATCGCACTTACATAAAGCATACAAGCCACTAAACCAACTTCGCATGATGGAAGATGCTGTTGTGATTTATAGAATCTCAAGAGCACCTGAGAGACGTATTTTTTACATTGACGTTGGTAACTTACCTAAGATGAAGGCTGAACAGTACCTACGTGACATGATGGCCAAGCACAAGAACCGTCTTGTCTACGACATGAATACCGGAGAAGTAAGAGACGACAGACGCCACATGTCTATGACAGACGATTTTTGGTTACCAAGACGTGAAGGTGGACGCGGGACAGAAATCACAACTCTACCTGGTGGCCAAAATCTAGGTGAAATGGAAGATGTGAACTACTTTCAGAAACGTCTTTATAAGTCTTTGAACGTTCCTATTTCTAGAATGGAAGCAGAAACGGGATTCTCATTAGGTCGTGCTTCAGAAATCAGTCGTGATGAAGTTAAGTTTAGTAAATTTGTGAGAAGACTAAGAGTTAGATTCTCAATTCTTTTTGATAAGGTATTAGAAAAGCAACTCATCCTAAAGGGAGTCATTGCACCAGAAGAATGGAAAGCTATTCAACAAAACATCAGATATGACTTCAATAGTGACAGTTATTTTGAGGAACTAAAAGAATCTGAAATCATTCAAAATAGACTTCAAGTTCTTCGTGACATTGATGAGTATACTGGTCGCTATTTCTCAAAACAGTGGGTTCAGAATAACATTCTTCAAATGAATGACTCTGAAATTGATGAGATGAAAGATCAGATCGAAAAAGAAAAAGAAGAAGAGCCTGAAGATGAACAGGACAGTAATTTTGGCGTCTAACGTCATACATCTATAAATAGATTATATAGATAAATTAAAGGAGAAACAAATGAGCATTTCCGATCTAGTAAAAAGCGCAGTTGAAGGCGATGCTTCGTCTTTTGAAGAAGTCTTCAATAATCTAATGGGTGAAAAAACTGAGTTCGCCATTGAAAGAAAGTTTTCTGACATGTACGAAAGTGCAAACGAAGAAGACGAAGACGATGATGAAGACGAAGAAATGGAAGATGATGATGAAATGGAAGACGAAGACGAAGAAGATGAGGACGAAGACTAATGGTTAAGTCATTCAAACAAATGGTAAAAGAGACCGTCCGCAGACCTAAGTCTCCAGACGAACAAGCATTTCTTGATCAACACACTGATAATGTGAACGTAAAAGATTATCCTGCAAAAGAGAATGACGATCTTATCAAAAAGATGAAAAAAGATAAAACTCGTATCGCAGATAGAGAAGACGATGAAGAAGTCTATGATCAGGCTTACACAGAAGAATCTGTTGATCTTGAAGAAAAGGCTGAATCTAAAGCACAAGCCATTTCAGCTAGAATTGCACTAGCAGTAAAGCGCGGTAAACTTCCTAAATCTAAACTTCAAGGTGCATCTAAAGAAATGTTCAAGATGAGCGAAAAAGACTTAGAAGACTTCACTAAAGAGAAAAAAGGCGCGCCTTACAAAGTTGAAGAAGAGACGCTATCTGAAGACCCGTGGGAAGAAATCCCAATGATGGAAAGACAGCTAGAGTTCATTGCTTACGCTGCTGAAGAAATCATGGAGTATCTTGACATGGGCATTGATCCAGAAGAGTGGTTCCAGAACAAACTCGCAACAGCACATGATCAGATCAGAACTTTACACGCATACATTGAAGGCGACAAACGTGTACGCATGGCCAAGATGATGGGTGAAGGCTATCGCCTAGTTATGAAAACTAAAGACAATGAAACTATGAAGTCTAAAGTTTTTGACAGCAAAAAAGATGCTCAAGACGCTAAGTGGGATGCTATCCAAAAGAATAAAAAGCAACCTTCTAATCGTCAATACAAAAGTATTGAAATCATGAAAGAATCGGTTGACCTTTCAGAAGCAGTTTCTGCTGGCGAAATGAAACTAAACGACGGCTCCACAGTAACTATCAGTAAAGAAGACGCATCCGATTTGAACGACATGATGAAAGAACTAAATAGTTCAAATCAGAAAGTTATGAAAAGTCGTATGATGGCTGACAAAAAAGGTTTTGACGAAATTTTGAAGTTCGCTAAAGCTGCTCAATAAGGAATACAATAATGCCAAGTATTACAAAAGTTTTGAACTCAGAGATTTCAGTTAGTACAGCTAATACTGTATACGATTCTAAGTTAGTTAGAGTTTATGCTACCGCAAATTCAATTCTAACTATTACTGATTCAGAAGCTAATACAGTTGGAACACTAACTATTCCAGCGGGTCGTGTTGAGTATGTGGAAAAGGCAACAACAGACACTATTGCTTCAAATAACGCAGTGTTATGCGTTCCAGTAAGCTACAACACATGAGGACAATCAAATGAAACTCATTACAGAAATGGTTGATGAAGTTCAAGTAATCACAGAAACGAACGAACATGAACCGAAGTCTTATTTTATTGAAGGTATCATCATGCAGGGTGATATCAAAAATAGAAACGGACGAGTTTACCCAAGAGAAACGCTAATGCGTGAAACAAAAAGATACAACGAACAGTATGTATCAAAGAAACGTGCATACGGCGAACTAGGTCACCCTGCTGGACCAACGATCAATCTTGATCGCGTTTCACACATGTTCACAGAACTAAAAGAAGAAAACTCTAACGTAGTTGGACGCGCTAAAGTTATGGACACGCCAATGGGTAAGATTGTAAAAAATCTTATTGATGAAGGTGCTAATCTAGGCATCTCCTCTCGTGGCATGGGATCTTTGAAGAAGAACAAGCAAGGCATCATGGAAGTACAGAATGATTTCATGTTAGCTACAGCCGGAGACATTGTTGCTGACCCTTCAGCGCCAAACGCATTTGTGCGCGGTGTTATGGAAGGCGCAGAATGGGTGTATAATGTAGCATCTTCTTCTTGGGAAATGGCCAATGATTTTGACCAGATTGAAGAAGAGATCAAAGAAACTGCTAAAGTTTCCAGAAAAGAGTTGGAAGAACAGGCAGCAATCTTCTTTACAAAGTTTATCAATTCACTATCTAAATCTTGATTATTATAAATAAATCAGATTGAAATACATTTCAAAGGAGAACAAAAATGAGTGATAAAGAGCTAGAGCTAGATGAAATGAAAGCTACTGGTGAAGACTCCGCAAACATGGAGCCTGTAGCACCTGCTGGTGGCGCGCCTAAGGGTAAAAACCGCAAAGCAGACGTGAACAAGTCCGTTGACCCTAATGCTGACGAAATCGAAGATACAGTCAAGACACCTCAGGGTTCAAACAACGAAGGTCTAAAAGAAGCGTTTGAAGGTCTCTTCGAAGGCGCCGATCTTTCTGAAGATTTCAAAAATAAGACTTTTGCTATTTTTGAAGCGGCTGTTCATGAAAAGCTAGTAGAAGAAAAGCAAGCACTTGAAGAAAAGTTTGAAGCTGATCTACAAGAGCAAGTTGAAGCTGTTATGGAAGACATGGAAGCAAAACTAGATTCCTATCTTGACTACGTAGCAGAACAGTGGATGAAAGAAAACGAAGTGGCCATCGAGTCCGCGTTCAAAGTAGAGGTTGCTGAATCTCTAATGAGCGGAATCGCAACACTTATGACAGAACACAACTTGGACATGGACGAAGGTACTCTTGACGCTATCTCCGAAATGGAAGATAGACTTCAGGCGTCCGACGACAAGTACAACACTGTTGTAGAACAGTTGATGGCTATTCGTGAAGAAAAAGAAGCACTTGAGCGTGAAATCACTTTTGCTGAAGTATCTGAAGGTCTTACTGACACTCAGGCTGACAGATTGAGTGTACTAGCTGAAGGTGTTTCAATTGATTCTATTGATGAGTATAAAGAAAAACTTTCTACCATCAAAGAAAACTACTTCAAAGAATCAGTCACATCTATTGCAGATGAGACAGAGTTTCTTGAGGAGCAGGTCGAAGAGGACAACGCACCAGTTGCTCAAGACCCAACAGTAGCCCGTTATGCTGAATCGCTTAGTCGTCTAGTGAAATAACGATTTTTATAAATAACATTAGATAAATCTCAAACAAGGAGAAAATCAAATGAGAAACGAAGAACTAATGAAGAAGTGGGCACCAGTCCTAGAGCATAACGCTCTTCCTGCGATTGGCGATAAACAGCGTGCCGCTGTTACAGCAACACTTCTAGAAAACACAGAGACAGCCCTTCGTGAAGGTCAGTCTTATTCCCCATCATCACTTCTTTCCGAAGCTGAAGTTGGCCCAGTAAACAACGTTGGTCAGGTTGACAACTACGATCCAGTGCTTATCTCACTTGTTCGTCGCGCAATGCCTAACCTTGTTGCTTATGACATTGCTGGTGTTCAGCCAATGACAGGCCCAACTGGTCTTATCTTCGCAATGCGTTCTAACTACGTTAGCGCAGCAAACAACGAAGTCAAGACAGAAGCATTCTTTGATGAAGCTGATACAGACTTCTCTGGTACAGGCACACAGACAGGTGGCGTTGGTGACAGCACACTTGACGTTGCTAACACTTCTGAGTTCGACACAGGCACAGGTCTTGCGACTAATGCTGCCGAAGAACTTGGTTCTTCAGGTGGCGGTGACTTCAACGAGATGTCCTTCCAGATTGACAAAGTTTCTGTTACAGCACAAAGCCGTGCGCTAAAAGCTGAGTACACAACAGAACTTGCACAAGACCTAAAGGCAATCCACGGTCTTGACGCAGAGACAGAACTTGCAAACATGCTTTCCGCTGAACTCCTTGCTGAGATCAACCGTGAAGTTGTTCGCACAGTTTACACTTCTGCTGTTGCTGGCTCTCCTGACACAGCATCCGCTGGTGTATTCAACCTAGACGTTGACGCAAACGGCCGCTGGAGTGTTGAGAAGTTCAAAGGTCTTATGTTCCAGATTGAAAAAGAAGCAAACGCTATCGCAAAGGCAACTCGCCGCGGTAAGGGTAACATCATCATCTGTTCCTCTGACGTAGCATCCGCTCTTCAGATGGCTGGTGTTCTTGATTACACACCTGCTCTAAACAGCAACAACTTGAACCCAGACGACACAGGTAACACTTTCGTCGGTGTTCTAAACGGTCGCTTCCGCGTTTACATTGACCCATATTCAACAGGCAACTACATGGTTGTTGGTTATAAGGGTTCTAACGCATTTGACGCAGGTCTCTTCTACTGCCCATACGTACCACTACAGATGGTTCGTGCAGTTGGTGAGAATAGCTTCCAGTCCAAGCTGGGCTTCAAGACTCGCTACGGCATGGTCGCGAACCCATTTGCTCGTGGTAAGCTATCTGCCGCAGCAACAGGTGACATCGCAGCTAATACGAACGTATACTACCGTCGTAGCTTTGTCTCCAACCTTCTCTAATAAGAAGTCGGACAAACCGAACAAACTGGGGCGCCTTGAGCGCCCCTTTTTTCGTCTTATAAATACAGTACGAATGACATAATGTGAAGAGGTAATAATGTCAAATCTAAACTTTCTTTCCCCTATAGAGTTTCGATTCTCAATCAAGAGATTGCCGAATGTAAGCTATAACATTCAATCACTAAACATTCCTGGCATCACTTCTGGTATAACAAATCAACCTGCTCCGTTTAGAAACATTCCTAGACACGGCGATAAAGTTGAATACGGCGATCTTTCTTTGGAAGTGATCATTGACGAAGAGATGAGAGCATACACAGAGACTTGGTATTGGCTTCTAGGTTTGACTAGTCCAGATGGTTTTGATCAGTACAAATCTTTGAATAACAGTCAAGATGGCCTGTACTCAGATGCTACGCTCACAATCATGAATAGCAATAAAAATCCTAACATTGAAATACAGTTTGAAGACATCTTTCCGATAAGTATTGGTGACATTTCACTTGACACAAAAGCGACAGATGTGAACCCACCAACTACAACACTCACTTTCAAATACATGAAATATGTAGTAAAACTTATTTGACTTTATTCATAAACTGTGATAAGATTTTGAAAATGGTTATGTTTATGGAGAAGTGCTATGAAGTTGGAAGAAATCTATACGATGTGGACAAAGGACTCTGAGATTGACACGACAGAGTTATCAAATGAAAGTGTAAAGATACCAAAGCTACACAACAAGTATTTCATGATCTACATGGAAGAAGGTATGCGTCTCAGAAAAATGAGAGCGCAGTACAAGCAGCTAAAACTTTTGAAAGAGCAATACTACAAAGGTGAACTTGACATTGATGAACTGAAAGAGCATGGGTGGAAACCACAGCCATTGAAGATTTTGAAAAATGACATACCAACTTACATTGAAGCGGATAATGACATTATTGATCTTTCGTTGAAAATAGGCGCACAAGAAGAAAAAGTGTCTTACTTGGAAGCTATTATAAAGATGATAAATAACAGAGGCTTTCAGCTAAAGACAGCATTGGATTTTGAAAGATTTAGAACAGGATCGTTATGAGCGTAAGCATTGAAAAAGTTGATAATCTTTACATAAGAGTAAACGCAGAACCATCTATCAAGATGGAAATGAGTGATTACTTTACATTCAAGGTTCCTGGTTATCAATTCACACCAGCTTATAGAAACAAAATGTGGAACGGAGATATCCGCTTACTCAATTCAATGACTGGTCTCATTTACGCTGGCCTCTTGTCATACGTTATAAAGTTTTGCGAAACAAGAGATTATGAAGTTTCTGTTGATGCTGATTTACAACCTGAAAATGGTTATGATGAAAACGCAGGGTATGACTTAGCTAAAGAGTTTGACACACCGTTTCCACCAAGAGATTATCAGAACGAAGCTGTTGTACATGCTCTGAAAAAGGATCGTGGATTACTACTTTCCCCTACAGCGTCTGGCAAATCTTTTATTATCTATCTTCTATCACGGTATCACGTTGATGCTCATTCAAGAAAAGTTCTAATCGTCGTTCCAACAACATCACTTGTTTCTCAAATGAGTTCCGACTTTCTTGAATACAATAAAGATAAGCCTCTTGATATTCATAAGATTATGTCTGGTGTGGATAAAGACATTGATGCTGACTATACAATCACGACATGGCAGAGTATTTTCAAGCAGCCAAAGTCTTGGTTTGAAAAGTTTGATGTAGTTATAGGAGATGAAGCACATCTTTTCAAAGCTAAATCTCTTACTAAGATTATGGAGAAAACACCACACATACAATACAGATATGGGTTCACTGGTACACTTGATGATTCTAAAACACACAAGCTAGTATTGGAAGGTTTATTTGGTGCTGTTTATCGTGTTACAGAAACAAAGAAACTTATTGACGATAAAACACTAGCAGACTTTGACATCAAATCAATCATTCTCAGATACTCCGATAACATCAAAAAAGCAAACAAGGGTAAGACATACCAAGAAGAGATTGACTGGATTGTAACGAATGAAGCGCGTAATAAATACATAAGAAATCTAGCATGGAATCTCCCTGGTAACACACTCATTCTGTTTCAGTATGTAGATAAACACGGAAAACTTCTACAGCCAATGTTAGAAAAAGAGGGTAAGACTATTTACTTTGTTCATGGTGGGGTTGACGCAGAAGTAAGAGAAAATGTTAGACGACAAACTGAGATGAGTGACAATAACATTATTCTGGCCTCATACGGAACGTTCAGCACAGGTGTGTCAATCAAGAAACTAGATAATGTTATTTTTGCATCACCGTCCAAATCAAAGATTAGAAACTTACAATCAATCGGTAGAGTTCTGAGAAAAGGTAATGGTAAAGAAAAAGCAACACTCTATGACATTGTTGACGACTTACAATGGAAGTCTAAAGAAAACTTTGCTCTAAAACACTTCAAAGAACGTGTGAAAATTTATTCTGAGGAGGGGTTTGAGTTTAAACTATATACTGTAGACATCAAGGAGTAAAGATGATGCCTGACTACATTGCAATCAAAATGAAAAATGGATCAGACTTAGTTGGAGTTCTGAACTACGAAGCTGAAGAGTTCATCAGAATAGAGAATCCAGTTGAAATCAAGATTGACCCTGTTCACGGCTTCTATGCTAAATCTTGGCTTTTACTCACTGTTGGTAACATAGCAGCAATCTCAAGAGAAGACATTATGGTATTGGATGAGGCTAATGAGAAAGCTGTTCAATACTACGAAGAGTTCATTTACAGAATAAGAGGTGAGTCTAAGCAGTCAGAAGTCTCTTACGACGATCTACCAGATGATGAAGACGATCTTCAAAGCATGTTTGAAACACTCTTAGAGTCAAAGAACAGCATAAAGCATTAGAATCATCATTATTATTCATAGGCGTTATAAGCATTATACACGACCTGTGGAGCATGTCAAGGAAAAATAACGCTTGACAACACATTTTTTCTGTGATACATTGAATAAAAGGACTATACAGTATGGGAAGAAAAAACTACATCAACAACAAAGACTTTCTAGACGCTCTTGTTGAGTACAGAGACGACAGAAAGAAACACGAAGAGAATGGCGAAGAGCCACCGATGGTACCAGATTACATAGGTAAAAGTATCTATCAGATAGCAAACAGACTAGCAACTAAACCAAACTTCTCAGGCTATTCTTATAAAGATGAGATGATTAGTGACGGATTGGAAAATGCTATTCAAGCTATCAATAACTTTGACCCAGAT